TTGGTACCCGTACTTCCATAACTTACCTCATCAAAAAAATTGGGGAGGCGATTAAACCTCCCCAAAAAAGTCTTATGCAAGACCGTAAATAGCTCCGCAACCTTTTGGGTTACGCACTTCAAGAGTGCACTCTTCAACCATCATTCCGACAGTTGAGTCACCCTTTTGTCCTACGTCAACCTCTTGTAGAGATCGTAGGTAAGCTGTTGAGAACCACATTGGATCATAGATGTAAGCTGCAAAGTCAGCCATATCTGGAATTCCACTGCTTGTGAAATAGTTAGATGCGTGGCCATCACCTAAGATAGCAGCATGAGAGTTAGATAATCCCATGATATAGTTAGGCACAACCATGATGTCACCAAAGTCAGACATGTATACATCGACAGATTGTCGTAGTTTACCACTGTCACCGATTTCTCGCTTAACCCCGGTATCAGATACCATTAAATCAGAGAAATCTCTACGGATTTTTGGTGAAACCATAACTTTAGTAGCTTTACCACCTTCCTCATAGATTTTCTGCATAACCTGATCAATATCAGATAATGTTAAAGAACCTCTATTTGGAGCTGCAGAAGAAGATACGTTAACGCTAGATCGAGGAATAGCAGTACCTTCATTATCGTTACCTGCACCTGTAGTAGCAGCAGAAGGAGCTTCCCATTGCCCTACATAGTTACAAGTAGCTGTACTGTTAATAAATGATGAATATCCACCCGCAGAACGTGAGTTAGCGTTTTGCGAACCTACAGCATTTGAGATGTTATGAGCATGAATCATATCAAACTCAACGTCACGTCGTAGTTCAGTACCACGCTTTTTAAGTTGATATGCGTATTCATCAGCTACACCAGCCTGATCGACAGCTCGTCTAGTTCCTGACACAGCAATAGTTTTACCATTGATCTGTGTATAGTTACCTAGTCTGGTTCTGTTAGGACCAGAGACTGCGAACTTAGCACCAGTAGCAGGTGTTGCACCTGTACCACCAGAACCATCAGCAGTTGGAGCGATCCAATCAGTACCCTCACCAATTCGTGAGTTACCAGGAGCTTCGAGCTCATCAGTCTGCCATTCATGATAAATAGCAGTAGCTTTAGTTTTACCGATAGATGCTGTAAAGGGAGTTTCGTCCCTTGTTATCATTGTAATAAAATTAGCAAGATCCTCTCTTTCAGAGACGTCCTTGTTTGTAGCACGCGCTGGACCTGCTGGTCCGCCTGTACCACGTACACCGAGTGTATTAGCCATAAGTAGTTACCTCCAAGGCATTGAGTTAATATTAAATATTACCCAGAGATCGCTCAGCCATAGCCCTTAAAAAATCTTTTTCATCACTTGAATTACCTTCACCGCTTAGCACTTTAGACCTCAGTACTTGTTTAGCATCAGATTTCTGTTGTGTAACAGTCTTAGCTTTTTTAACTGGGGCTTTTTTAGCAGGTAATGCTTTACGTTTTACAGCGCCTTTAGTAACGCCTTGTTTTAACTGTCTGTAATCATCAACAAACTTTACAATAGTTGGGTCAACTACCATATTTAAAACATCTTCAGATATACCTTCAGCTAATGCAAACTCACGAATTTGTTTCGCTTTGCTTTCATCATATCCAGGTATTAACGTCGGTATTGTTTCATTAAAATGAGATATTGAAGCTTGCCATTCCTTTTGTAATTGTTCTTCTTGGCTTTTTTGAACAGCCTGTCCTAAACCCTCACGTTGTTGTCTGGCTTCCCAATACTCCTTTTGTGCTTGTTCGCGTTGATCTTTTAATTCAGTTAAATTGTAAGTATCACCACTTGTACGTGCTTCAGTGATCTTTTTTTCAAGCTCATGATATTGATCTGCTTTGGCTTTCTCTTGAGAATAAAGTACAGCTACACTTGCTTTAGACATATTGTCAAGCTCTGTTAGTTTACTTTGAAATTCTGCTTCGAGTTTTTTCCTAGCATCTCCAAGCTCTCGACCCTTATTAGAAAGAGATTGTTCAGTAGAGTAACCTTTAATAAGATCACCAAAAGATATTTCAGTTTCTTGTCCATCAATTTTGACAGAAACTTTAGCATCTAAGTCCAAATCATCTTGCGAGTAAATTTCAGATTGTTGGGTAGCGGCAGTCGCAGCATCCTCAACTGGAACTTCTTCACCTTCTGTTTGAACCTCTTCTTCAACTTCTTCACTAACGGCTTCCTCAGACTCTTGGGTCTCTGAATCTGATTTTTCCGGGTCTAACTCAGGTACTTGCTCTTCGGGTAGAGATTCCTCGTCATTCGAAACAAAATCCGAATTACGAACAATGTCAGCCAGCAACTGTTCCTCTGTTCGACCTACATCGGCTTGGGAGTCATCCTGTTGGGTAGAGTCCACTTGCGCTTCTGTATTGTTATCCATTTGCTACCTCCTTTTTAGGGGCTGCTTTTGAATTCTTTAATTCCTTTAAATATACATCTTTAAGAGCATACAGGTTAACTAATAAACTTGCATTTATTTTACATTTACCTGGTGATCGCATTGAATCATACTCTAATGTATTTATCATATTATCGATATTATACAATAATTCCGATTTATTTATCTCCCTCACTACTATTCTCCTTCATGTGTGGTATGTTTTTTCCATAAGTTTCGAAAGCAATCATCTTCTCTTTGACACTACCTAGCGCCATAGCAGATGCATATAAAAACTCTCGAGACTTAGTTTCGTGAGGCTCGGTTTTTAACCATTGCATAAAATATTCTACTAGTATATCACCATAGACTTGATCAAAAAACTCATCTCGTTCTTTAGCTGCAAAGTGCCCACGGGTGTGGGCTCTTCGTGCTAGTTCTTCCGGGTGAACTTTATGATTTCCATGGGACGCAGAATTATTTAGCCTCGTCTCGGCTGCTTTCTTATACTGGTCCATAATAATCCTTAGTTTATTTTAATAGTCCTAGGTTTCTTCTCTTCAGGAAGTATTTTTTCTAGTTTAATAGTTAATAATCCGCAGATTAGTGATGCGTCTTTTACGATTACATCTTCAGCTAGCGTAAACTTTTTATTAAACTTTCTGTAAGAAATACCTCTGTAAAGTTTATCATCATCGTTTTTATTCTCTTTTGCAGATTTAATTGATAGCATACCGTCAGCTACTGTAATATCTATTTCAGATTTTTCAAAGCCAGCTACAGCCATTTCTATCTTAAAGTTTTCTGCGTCCTCCTTTATAATATTAAACGGAGGATAAGTATCCGTGTTAGTATTTGCGGCTAATCGTTCCACCAATCTATCAAAGCCAATAGTATAAGGTGTGTAATTATTAAACCAATCTATAATTTCTAAATGTCTATTCATTTGTTTCTCCTTAAAAAGCAAGATAATAAATGAATAAGCAAAGTCCGATAACCATAACAGTATGCGTTATCATAGCTTCCTTATTCATTTAGGTTACTAGTGTATTGTACACTACTTCGTTAACTTGTGCAGCAGTACCATGAGAAGTTTTTAAGTTCACCAAGGTTTGTGCACCATTGTTAAGACCTGTGACTATTTGGTAGTCCTTAGGCCCTATTGTTAAATCTGATTGCACTACTGTACCAGCAGTCGCCACATCAAACGTTATTGTAGCATCACTATGGTTTGTTACCATAATAATACCTCCACCAGATCCGCCAGCAGTAGTTACTGTTCCTGACTGAGCTGCGCCAACGCCTGAAGCATTAATTGTTACTGTTCCCATTTGGGCGTCCTCCTAATATTTGTTGTGCCATCATTAATATTTCGTTATAAGAAGGATGTTGTGGCACTTGCGTTCCTTCTTTGACAGCTTTAATATTTAAATCTGCCCATTCTTGAAAATGTTTATCAATAGAAACTGCTAACTGTCTAGCATTATCGTCCATTGTATTTTTAGCTTGAGCTCTAGTATACTGTACATTTGCTGATTGTAAGTCAACTTCAGCAGCAGCTCTTTGTTGCTCAAGCTGCTTTGCTAGTTCAGCGTCTTTTGTTTGCTTTTCAACAGACTCCATTGCTCGTTGTCTAAACTCTTCAGTATTGTAATCTTCTAAGAAATCGTTACTATCCATATTCATGGATTCTATTATTTGAGTTGCTAAAACAGCTGGTGCTTCAGGTCGTATAACTATACCTGCACCATTATTATTAAGAGCTGGAAGAACTTCTGCACCTATTTTTTGTAATTTTTGTAACTTGTTACTATTACTATTTTCTCCTATATCAAGAAGAATTTCAACGTCCATCTTAGATGGAAGTGCGTTCATATCTACGGTTTTATATACACCATCCATGCTATATGAAACTTTACGCTTCATGCTCTTGTGCATAGTTTCGTAGACTCCAGCAATCAACCGCTTAAATCCTGTTTCCGCAAAACGCCGCGCAATATGTTGAATACGCTTCTGGGCTGCTGATTGGACAGCGGCGAACTTTTGTTCTGAATTTCCTGAAACGTACAATGTGTCATTAAGACCTTGTACAGTCTTACTCATACCAGTTGCTTGCTCTTTAATAGTTTGCAAATGCTCTAGTAAAGGCACAGTACCAGTAGATATAGTTTCAGGTGGTAAAGTAGAAACTGCAGCTTGTGGATTACCATTAGTAGGTATTATCTGCTTTGGCTTCATATTTTGTAAAGCAGAAAAATCAACTATATTAGGATCCGCTAACTTAGGAGCATAGTTTGTAAGATATGTATTTTCTACAAAACCTCTTAGTATTGCTGTAGAAGCTAATGTTGAGCTTCTTGTAAAGTCTGCCATTGACAAACCATAAAATTCAAACGGTATATCAATAGGCACAATAGATGCTAGTGGTATTTCTTCTACATCGTTTTCATAAACAATGTGGTTACCAATAGTCATTATGTGCTTTAGTTCAGCAATGCCATCTCCGTCTCTGTCTACTTCAATCCAGCATTCAGTTACATTCACATTTATGTTTGCTTCTAACGGTACTTCATGTTGTTCAACAGATCCTTGCCAATACTCTTGTCCTGTTACAGCTTTTCTAGCTGCTACATCTTGAGAGTATTTTGCAGAACCTAACCATGAAGTATCGTGCATATTATCAAAATCAATATCATCAACTACGTCAGGATAATATTTTCTTATTTCAGATCTAGTCATCTGAGTCTGTATACCTACAAACTGAGCATCTTCTATTTCTGTAGCATCTCTTGATATTCTAAAGTTTTCAGGTGGAACTAACTCCAACTTAACTCTAGACTTATCTATCTTCTTTCTTATTCGTACGTCTTTATATACTAGCTCAACGTTGTTTACTTCGTTATCCATACTAGTAGTTCTGTTTTGGTATTTTAATTCACCAATTACCTCTGCAGTACTATCAGATAAAATTTCGTCAAGCTTCATTTGAGTTACTTCTTCGTAATCCTCAAACACATAATCATAATCTTCTATGTAATCCCATCTACATACTGCATTTTTCCATAGCAAAGAACATTTAATCCAGCTAGATAAAAACTCCCAGCCATTATTCTTTTTAAATATACAGTAGTTTACTACATCACTTGCGTCTCTTGCAGCTTTAAAAGCTCCTGGACTATCATCATAAGGCACAAACCTAGCTAACCTATGATTAGATAAAAATAAATCAGAAAGTATAGCAGTATAAGCCTCAATAACCTCTGTTGTAGAAGTATCAACTATTGATGAAACTCCTTGTGGTGATAGATGATCAGCCGCCACGCCAGCATATTCATATGTTGATTTCAGTCTTTCTCTTGCAAGATCAGAACTATTTAAAAAATCACCAGTACTACTTTGAACACCCTGCTCTATCATATTAATAAGCTGTTCATCAGTTACTGGTTCTTTATAACCGTAACTTTGTGCCATTAATATTTACCTCCAATAGGAGAGTATATCTTAGCTGCTCTTTCTAAATCTATTCCGTCGTATTCTCCAGGCTTTGGTAAAACACGATCTTCATGTTTTTCTTTTTTCTGGTCTTTTATATCTTGTTCAACAGATTGCTGAATATATGTTTTATCTTCTGGCATGATCCGCTCCTGGGTTCAATCAATCAAGTATTAATTCAAAATGTGGCCCATCTATAAACGGGCGTCTTCCTTGTGATCTTCTTAGATCAACGTATTTATTCATAGCTTCTTCAGCAGTGCCTGGATAGTCTCTAATATCACCTTCAGACCAAGCAGCTCCCCACTTAATAGCTATATTTTGTGCTTTAGCTGCTTCTTTCATTGCATCACATATATCATCATACACATTTATTTCCCAACAAGGTTCTCCGTCTACATATGCCATTAAGTCTACAGCATGACAATAGCCATCATCTTGTTTTAAATGCTTACTCTTCATAGTTTGTGATCTGCCAGCAGCTACTAGCTTTTCTTGTTCTTCTACGGTTCTTACACCATATATAACACCAAAGTCTACTTTAGTTAATTCAATAGCCTTCCTTACAACAGAATCCATATATGGGTGTACGCCAACTAGTTTCTGAAACGATCTTTGTGATAATTTAAAAGCCATAACTTTCCTTTTTATTTTTTGCTCATATAAGCAGTTGTACCCATGTATGCGCCTACTATACCTGCGCCACTAATATAAAATAAATTACTAATATCGGCTAATGCAGCTATTCTTTCTAAAGGTAAAACAAACATTACCACCGTGAACGCACCCATTCCGATAAGTGTCCAAGTGGCCATTCGTCTCTGTGCACGTTGTTTCCGTAAATTATGTTCGACTTCCTTAATTTCTTTGACATGCCTGAGTTCTTCATCTGTAACAATTCCGTCTCCGTCCTCGTCATATTCATTGTACTTGCTACCCTTTTGTAAGGATTTCGTATCTTCCACATTAATTCCTCATATGGTTCCATTAGTTAAAGTTTTTAGGTTCTACAGTAAACTCAAGATCCATATCTTCTAAAGCTTTCTGTAGTTGTTCGTCGGTCATATCAGAAGTCTGAGTGACTTGTGTTATATCTTGTCTTTGTAATTTTGGTGCTTCAAACTCAGCTAATACTGTTGCTAGTCTTGTTGCTTCATCCATATCTTCAGCAGCTAATGCTTTTGTCATTGCTATTTTTAATACATCTAATGCTGCTGGTGCATCGTCTTTCACTTCATCTTTTAAAGCTTGCCAATCTTTTAGCGTTACTTTTAAAGCTTCCCGCGCTTCTTTATTAGCTTTACGCGCAATTACCGAATTTTTTTGGCCCGCGCGCGCACCTTCACGAGTGAAGGGGCGCAGGTTCTTTAGTGAGTTTGGATGTGAATTGCCACCTCTACTCATGTTACTCTCCACTGTTTTTTATAAAATTCTCTAATAGGGGACACTTTAACATTTCCATCTTCTTCTAGCAGCTTTACCTCTTTCGCCGGTCCATCCCTTAGACCTCGCACAAAAAGATTTTCTTCTGCCTGCTGCCTTACTTCCAGGTTTTACTTTACCTGTTACAGCAGTTTTTAGTTTAGATCCAGGATTAGCGCGTTTATACTTTGCTACTCCTTTTGCCGTTAATCCAGCTCCTGATTTTACTGATCTCTTTTCACCTCTTCCTACAGAAAGCTTAACGTTTTTACTCATAGTTACTTCTCCCACCTATAGAATATATGTTTATCAATCCTCGTTGTTCGTGTTTTTGTTTTAGCCCATGATGGCCTAACGTAGCTTGCGTGATAGTGAGTAGCACCATCGGTTACGTCTAGATTAATACTTTCACCCATTATTATAGATGCATGTCTTATAGCGTTACTCCATGCTTTACTTTTTCTTCTAGGTTCATCAGACTTTCCATCGCAGTACCAGGAAAACTGGCATTTGCCTATTACTACCTTTCCGTTTTTATATGTTAAACCCTGCTTTACAACCTCACAGATTGTGTTAGGGTATCTATGGTCTTCTACTCGATTCATTACTACTTGAGCAACCGCAAATTGCCCTAGCATAGATTGGTTCTTTGCCTCGTGATATATATTAGCAGCCATACACATAAGTGCAGTTTCTAGTATCATATCCACCTCGTATTATCTGTAGGTGTCGTTGAAAACTTTTGGTTCCATGGCACCTTATTAGTTGTTATACGATCATAGTGAGAGCGCAGTACTTCTAATCCAATAGCAAGAGACATTACATAATCGTCATAACATCCTGGAGCTGCTTCTGCTTTCCCATGGTCATTTACTATATAGTCTTTTAGTTCCTGGATAACTTCAATGCTAGGTATGTATACGTCCTCGTTTTCTATAGCATTCTTTAAGTTTCCTATTATTGTACTTCTAGTTGCTGTAGTAGTTCTAAAGCCTAATCTTTCTCCTTCTTCTCTACTTACGTTAGCAATCTTTGTTTGCTTATATAAATTTATATACCCCATGTCATCTAACTTCTGTAGTGTAGCTATACCCATAGAGTTAGATTCTACAGCAAGCAAAGCATTGTTATAATATCTTCCTAGATAGAATAAAAAGTCTCCGAACTTGCTAGGATCTATTCTATTGTTTCTATATACTGCAACTATATTGCGCTTTTCATCAAGCACAATAGAAGCAGAATAATCTTTACCTACTCCAAGAGCAACATCAGCTCCTATAACATATCCTTTTTCATGGTTAGGATAATCATAGATTTCAATGTCACCCTCGTTAGTAGTTTCAAAAAACTTAGAATCTAAGTCTAATCTCATCTTCTTTAAATAAGGTACGGGTTCAAGAGCGTTTAATTTACCTAAATCAAATACACTGCTGCCACTAACTAAGAAGGCTTCCTCAGGATGACTCGGATACTCCTGGACAAATTTTCTTTCACCCGACTCAGAAATCTTGAGACGACGCCAGTATAGCTGATCAAAGTCCAGTCCATGTTCATCAATGAGTTTAAGCTCTTCTTCAGTAGGTTCAAAATTTTCCGGAGCTTCTCTCCTATATTCAGAAGTGATATACCAAGGTAGAAATATAGGTATGTACTCTGACTCACCTCTATAATAACCTTTTTCAGCTTGCTTCCAAAGCCTATAGAATTCTCCTTTTGCACCGTTGGCTGTCGATTCCAGTATAACTTCGGTACCCTCAGCTTGAGAGATACCTTGGAATAATCCGGCAAGAATCTTCTCGTCAAAAGTCCAAAAGGCCACCTCACTAAGGTGAGCAATAGTAGGGGTAGTTCCACGACCCGCTTCTGGAGAACCCGCCGTATATAATCTATATCCTGCATTGTTATGCTCAAATTTAATCTCCTTTGCGTTCGATGCTATTAAAGGAGGTTTGAATTCATTTTCCATTCTTTCTATTAAGTTTTTGCTCATGCTAAATAAAGCATCAGAAGTAGCACTGTCATGAGCCATTACCACAGATCTTGCATTAGGAGTAAAGTAACTCTTCCATGCAGTGCGAGCAGTACAATATGTAGATATTCCTTGTTGACGAGCCTTTAATACAAGTGCTCGTACTCTGCCTTTTTCTTTTAATTGTTTTTCTAGTTGTCTGTTTATTTCTTTTTGTGCATCATTAAATAAGAATGGAGTAAACCCCTTAGCAGCATCTTTTGTTATTATTTTGACTTGATCCTTTGCGAATCTTTCAAAGTCGGTTTCGTATCTTGATAAGAGTTTTCTTCTTCGTGCTTCTTTAATGATGGCAAGTTTTTGTTTATTGTCCATAATGAACCCCAATAGCTAGCAAGATGATTACCGCTATCACGCCTAGTACTATCAAATCCTGCTTTAAATGTTTTTTGTTCATTATTAATCCTTTTTATCCAATCACTAACACTAATACCTACATCATCGCAGGGATCATTGTAGAGAATCATTATACCTCCTGGTTAAAATTTAACCAATTGTTATCTCTACTAGGGGACACTTCTTTAAATAAACTTAAAAAAATACGCCTATATATATACACCCCCTTATATTTTTATACCCCCCTTCTTTTTATATCTAAAAAATATTATTTATTCCATTAATAATATTTTTAAATCTATATCTCGTATCTTATTTTCTAAATTATTTCCTTAACTTACTCTCTCTTCATTAACTTACTCTCTAATAATTTAAAAATAATCTATATAATATATAATAACTTATATTCTTATACTTTATTATATATAACTCGATGTGATTAATTACTAATCCGTCGTGTATTAACCGCAGTTGTTGTAACTGCACAAAGCGCAATAGCGCAGAAAGGAGTCCAACATGGCTCGAAATACAACAAAGAACGTGTATCAACTTGCAAGAGTTGTTTACTCGTTGCTTGCATCGAAGAAGCTGTTCAAGCAGTCTTCGTCTGCAACGTTAACCTACTACGCTGACTTTCTTAAGGATCGTCACCATGTAGTGGCTAACGAGCCTTTCGGCGGAATCATGTCAAATGACCCAAAAGGTCATGATGGTTTCGTAATGAAACGCAAGGCTTTTGCAGTTGTGCTTTTCGCTTGCCTTACAGGTAAGAAGAAAGCAATCGTTGCTGCAATCGAGATCTTGCAAGCGGAACTCGATTCTTCTCCAAAGAAGAAGAAGAAGGATAAAACCTCTGAAAAGAAGGTTGAAACCTCTTCCGATTCTTTGGAAGATATACTTGATTAATTTCAAGGTTGGCAAAGGCACTCTCAATGGGTGCCTTTGTTTTTAAAAGGGAGACCACCGTTGTCGGCCACCGCTGTGGCCTTTACGGCTACCTTCATCTGCTAGTGCATATTATTATTTTCTAAAATCCTTAGGGATTTTAAAAATAATCTATATAATATATCATATGATGTATGTTACAACATTGTATGATCAACCTGCTACACGTAGTTGTAGCCAACATATAGGAGGTCCAACATGGCCGACAAATATAACGTAACGCCTATGGCAGCCGATAACAAGGTGTCTAAGAAGTTCCACAAGATCGAAGGTCTTGATCGAGCTAGTAACTTCTTCAAGAACCCGATGCATGCCTTGAGGTTCATGTATTTTGCATTTGCTAACAGCAAGTTCTACGATGCATGGCGATCAGGTAGATTGGTTATCCAGTTCCAGATCATCGACACCAGAACATGGAGTCGTATCTCTGACATACATAACCATTCGAACAAGGCTTGTGTGAAAGACTTGGACATCGAAGGTATCATGCCAAATGACATGGATTCCTTCAACGGATTCGTGCCTGCCAAAGGTAAAGTCAAAGATGCTCTAGCTGAATTGCTGAAAGGCAAGAAAAGCAAGAACAACCTCGACAACTTCTTGGATGAGTTATCATCTGAAATAGAAGAAGAAAAGGATGAGCATCTAGACATAGAGTCTGATGAAGACAAGAAAGAAGAAGCTAAAAAGACTGACGGCTTCGAGGTTCTTGACTAATTTAGGTGCAGCAAGGGCTCCCGAAAGGGAGTCCTTGTTTTTAAAAGCGGGACCGCGTTGTGCTCCGACGTACCGAAGTGTCTCCTATTAGAGAGAAGAGGGGCCGGGGTGGTTAGACATATACCCGTATAGGATAGATTACTATGCCTTTTGGGTGATTCCCGACCAATATCGAGCTCCCACAATGCTGCCTGCATAATATTATTTTCTAAATTCCTTGTCATAATTTAAAAATAATCTCTTTAATATTACCTTGTAAGTAATATTAATAGCCAACATAGTTAAATGAAAGGATCAGCTATGCAACCAAAGAAAACAGTCGTTGATAAAGCGATTGAAACCCTAGTATCGCATTCAGAGAAAGTGCTACTAGGTATTGATCATGCAACCGACTACGTCTTCGTTGAAGTGCCTATTGAGAATCGTCTAGATATCGCTCGTCACTTCAATAGAGAATGCGACAGTCCATTAGTCGATACTCGTTGTAGTCATTGTCATAAAGTCTTCAAAGCTGCTTTCGAGCGTAATAACAATCCAAAGGATGTGTGTCATTGTATCTATAAACGATACATGGATCCATATCACGGAGGCTTTATGTATCTGAATGAAACTGCAATACAATACGATAAGCAGTTCGGTCACGGTCATATTGATAACTGTAATTCAGTGCCACTCAATCGAAGTCTATATGAAAAGACTAATGACAACCATGACAACTCGTGGATATTACGCCATGGTAATGTTGTTACTGTCAGTCGTAGCTTCGGTGAAGGTGTAGGTGTTGAAAATAACTTGACACTTGGTATTGCTCATATCGAAGAAGCTTATGAGAGAAATAGAGCTCAAAGTAAAGTGTATCGGGATCACGATCGAGAGCTCACTAAAGCGAATAGTGATCCCACTAATGTGATATTTGATGCTAATTTTGAAGGAGAAACTGATGACTGATAAAATCACTCATGTTATAGTCAAGACTGATGTTGTTGACTTAACTTTCACGCGTACGCAAGTGACCGATAGTTCTTATATCGATCGCTGTAGTCTCAATTTTGAAGATGCGACTTATCCGTATTATTTGTCGATAATTCAAGAGTCTCATCGTGCGCCTGACATATATGAGCTTGCTGTCATAGATCCATTGACAGGAAACCTCATGTACAATCACCCGTTATCTGTACATTTGCAAGACATAACCAATAGTCCAGATGATGAAGTTGTATTTCCAATAAAGCTTGATGTTCTTAATAAAGTGCTTGCAAGTTGTCGTATTGATGCTAATGTATTACATATTATGCATGTTCAGAAACCTTTATTCGAAAAGGTAAAAGAAGCATTGTTTAATACTGATGATACTCGCCTTATAGATCGTATCAATGAAAACGGTGATAACACTCGTAGTGCAGCAAAACCATGGGAGAATACAAATGACAAATAGAATGTATACTGTTGAATATTCTTTTGACTCGCAGTATGGCGTACAAACTGTGAAAAAGACATTTGACAATTCAGAAGATCAAGACGAATATGTACAGATCATCATGGATAAGCCAAACGTACTTGACATTGCTGTAAAGTCAGTACCTTTGTCGCATCCACATGCCAAGGATCTGTATAACTAGAACGACCATGTTGGCAAACTAGTGGCACTCGAAAGGGTGCCACGCTTTTTTAAAGTGCTACCGTGTACCGTATTGTAACTTCTTATAATTTCTAAATTTTTTGGCAAAATTTAAAATTATTCCTCATAATAAATATCTTAAACCAAGGAGTGTATGACATGGATCATCAAGATATTTTTACGTATGTTCTCGCTAAGTATAACATTGCCTTAGGCGTTGACGAGATAATTAAGATAGTCTCTGATAACCTCTTAGTCGATCAGTATGTAAGTGAGAATTATCCTTTATCTAGTTCTTGAGTACCATTAAACTAACCATATTTTGCAAGCTAAATTTTTGGTCAAATTTACTTGCAAACTATATACTATTTAACTTAATTTAACCCAAGGGAGTCTTAAATGACAGACAGTACTTATCCTCGTTCTATAATTATAAAAGATGTTGAAGCCAAATTTTGTCGTATCTCTGGTACTGATGCGCCTGTAAACCCATTCGGTTCGAAGCAGTGGGAAATGGTTATTGCGACTAGCGATAAAGGCAAGATCAAAGAACTTAACGATCTTGGCCTCAACGTAAAACAAGACAAGAATGACGAAAATACTCATTTCGTTAATCTCAAGCGAAAAGGTATAAAAGCAGATGGCAATCCAAATG